GAACGGCTTCACCGCCATCGTCTTCGAAGCACCGCCGATGATAAGCGAGTCACCGGGGTTGAAAGGCGTATTCGGGTTGCCCGTCTGCCATTCGACGTAAGGCGAGCCGCCGCCGTCCACGTAGCGGGCCGTGCGCGTCTCAACAATCGTCGCGGCGGTTCCGGTAAAGGTCGCGCCGGTGATCTGGACCTGATCGCCGTCAACGAAGCGATCCTGGAAGTTGATACCGACGCTGTTGTAAATCCGATCCGGGTATTGGAACTTGATGTTGCTCGCGCCGGTCACGGAAGCGGAGTTGGGCGCGCGCATTTCCTGACCGACAACCTGTTCCAGCTTCTCCGCTCGGTACAGGAGGTCAGTGATGTCCGAGCCCACGGAGTAGAACGGGTCATCACCCGAGTTGGGCGACTGGTTGGGCAGGTAGAAGTGAGCGGCGGAGCCGGGAATGTACGACAGCGGGGTGTCCGAGTCACGAACGTCGCTGATCACGTATTCGCCGCGACCCACGCACATGTAGGCAATTTCGACCTTCTTGTTGTTCTCATAATAGTTGTACGTCTGCTGAATAAGGTCGGGCGTGGATCGCACGGTGCCATAGATGTCCGGAATGCGGGCCGTGAGACGCGCCTTGTTCGTTCGGGCCGCCAGTTCGTTATTCGGGGAAGACGACTGCTGGTTGCGCGCCGCCGCGTCCGCCGACACGTCCGGAATTTTCGGCTTCAACAGAACCGTGACGGCCACGAGCGCGACGACAAGGATGATGATCGCAATGAAGCCTTCCGGGTAGACGACAACGAACACGTCGCCTTCCAGGTCATCGAGCTTTTCGACCGTCGTCTCATCGAACGGGGTCACGTCCGTCGCCTGAGACACATATTCGTGATAAATCTTCGCGGTGTCCGGCCACTTCCGGAACTTGAACATCAGGAACTCTTTGAGGTGCGTTACGTCCTCAAAGATTTCATAGCTGTTGGGCTCCAGCGGGTTCGTGGAGAGAATGACGCGCTTCTTTGGCTTCGCCGTGGTCATTTGTAAAACCGTACCTCTGGAAAGCCAATTGTGGCATAGCGGAAGTCTTGAAGCTGCGCCTTCCCTCGCGGAATCAAGTGCAAGATTTGGTTGTTGACGAAGATACCGACGTGGGACAGTATCTTAGGCCGAACCATCATCACAAGACAAGGGTCTTCAGGTTCCGCGATCCGAGTGACAATCGAGCCGTCAACATCGAACTCCTGAGTGGAGAAGGCGGCCACGAGCGCCTTGACTGTGATATCGTCGGGCGTCCGTCTGCCCAGGTCAACACCGCAATGGTCGCGCCAGACTTCGCGGATGAAGTCCCAACAGTTGTAATTCCGCCAGTGGAACTCGCGGTCCAGATACTTCGCTGTGTCGATCATAGGAAGCCTCGCATGCCAGGGAAGCGAGTCAACGTGTAGCTTTCGCCGGTACGGTTCAGGTTGACGCTCGGTGCCTTCGCTTCGAAGGTTGAGCCGTACCGATCAAACGTGAAGCTGTCCACTTCCAGGAGCAGCGGGCCGTACAGCGGAGCCTCCAGGTCATCAGACCTGTAGATGCGATATTTGACAACTGGCTTTTCGTCGAAGCCGCCCGGTGCGTTCATCACGTTGTCCAGTTCTAGCGGGATGATCTCACCGAGGTCGCCAAACGTGATCGTGATCGAGTGATCCAAGTCGTCTCGGGCGTGGTGCGGCACGATCTTGATCGGGTAGTATTCGAAGATGGCCGTTGCGCCGGTTTCGATCTTCGCAGTCAAGCCCTGGACGGAGTTGCGCACAATCCGGTAGGTCTGGGAGAACGCGCTGTGGCTGATCTCGATAGTGTCCAGCTGCGCCACGGACGTTTTCGAGTTGAGAAAATATTCAGCATAACGAAGATCGCGATACAGCTCAATGTCGGTATCAGTCACCACGATGTCGTAGGGCGCGAGGATTGTATTCACCGCGTCCCGAGCCGCCGTGTAGGTCAGCGTCGGGTCTTGGGCGATCACGCGCAGTTCATCGACCGTCGCGGGCGGTACTGACGAGCCGATCTGCTCAGCCATATCGGGCTGGGAAAAGAAGCTCATGCGAAATACCTCACCACGTTGAACCCGCCCGCCTTCTTTACCCATTCGAAGTCGTGCAGGCAAGACACGGAGAACTTCGGAAGGTGAAGCAGCTGCGTCTTGTTGATCAGGATGCCGACGTGCGGCACCTTGTTGTCCCGTTCGAAGTAGGCGATACAGAAGTCAGTGGGCTCGGGTAGCTCGCGGAGCGTCTTGCCGACAAGCTCGCCTTCGATTTGTGCGAATTTGCGCCGTAGGGCCGCGAACGTGTAGGCCTGTGGCTTCGTATCGCCCAGGTCCACGCCTTGCGTCTCGCGCCAAATACGGCACACGAAGTCGGCGCAATTGTTCGTCTTCCAATCGAACCGTTCGCCAATGTACTTTTCGATGTTCATCCCATGTTCTCCGGCATCGTCACGTTAACGATTTCAGCCAGGAGCGCGAAGGCGGAAGATGCCTCAACGCCGAAGGCTTCGAAGGCCGTGACCAGTCCTTCGTCGAAGTCGGTATCAGGCGGCAGCGGCACAGCTTCGATCTGAGCCTGTACCCGGTACGCCTTGTCCATCACCGACGTGATCTTGAACGTCTTCGGAACGATCCGACACTCATGCTCCGTCATCGTCGGGCCGTGGACCAGAAGGTCCATCAGGAAGGGTTCGGTGCCATCCTGTGTCGTTCGGTAGAACGTCCGCAGATAGTCGAATTCATTCTCATCGACCGTCCACGTGACGTGAACAAGCACGGGAGCATTGATGTAGTCACGACGAAGACGCGACGCGCCGCCGTACAGCTTCGTGGAGATGGCGGTGATGCCGTCCGTGAGGCTATAGCTGTTCTGATCGGGCGCAAGCGCGAGCTTCTTCAGGGACATGTTAGGCCGCCAGATAGGTTGCCGACAGTTGGCCCTCGGTAATGGTTAGCGCGGTGCCGTCCGCCGTCGATTGATACACTTCAAGGGTATCGTCCGCCGCGAAGGTGATCGGCCCTTGAATCATACCGGCCACCGGGTCCGTTCCGGTGTTCGGGATCGTGACCTGACACTTGTAGCCGGTCGCGCCTCCGTTCTTGTACAGTTCGAACTCGTAGGTGGCATCAGCCGTCCCGTGACACGAGAAGGCGAACGCGCAGTGATACTTGCCCGCGATTGAAACGGTGATGTCGTCGGTCGTGTAGTCCGCGTCCAAGCCGATCTCAAGGTCATCGTTGGTCCAGGCTTCGACCTTCCGCTTGGTCCCGTCCGTCGTCGTCTCCGCCGTGGAGTTACCGCGAATGGACATCGAGGCGTAGCCCTTCACGCCCGCCGCCTGAGCGTTGGCCACGTGAGTCGAGTTGTTTGCCGCGAGCGCCGCCGCGTTCGAAGCCGCCTTGATCTGGGCCCAGGTCAGCTGAACGTCGTCGCCCGCGCCGAACGGATCGCGCAACGCATAGAAGATGTCGGTGTCTGCGGGCGTCGTTCCGCCCGTGAGCGCGTTAACTTTGCTGTCAGCCATTTCCGTCTCCAAGGAATAGTTTGCTGGTGCCGTCGCCTAGCAGGAGCTTTGACACGCCGTCGCCCAGAAGCAGATATTGAGTCTCATCACCATAGCTGATCGGAGCCGGTGGGGCAACGTAAGGCTCGGGCGTGTAGTTGTTGACCAGGTCCGCGTAGTCAAGGCCGGTATCGTTCGGATGAACTTCCAGCGTCATCTTGATCTGGTAAGAGTGGCCACGCACCTGACTCAGCTTCCACGAGCCCGGAACGATCTGGGCGACGTGCTCAGTCAACTCCGAAGTCTCAATCAGGAGGTCGATGAGGAACTTGTCTGCGCCGCGTCCCGCGTAGTTGTAGAACGCGCGCAGGTACTGGTACTCAGTCGGGTCAACGGTAAACTGGACCTGGACCTGCATTGTGGCGTCGAACACGTCGCGACGGAGCCGGGCCGCGCCGCCCGTGACTTTCGTCGCGATCACGTCGCGGTCGTTCGTTACCTGGTAGTTGTTCTCATCGGGGACAATCTGAAGTTTGAGCATCAGCGCCTCCGTGAAGTCGAGAAGTTACCCGTGAACGACTTCGACACGCGGCTGTTCGGGTTCCGGTTCTCGTTGGCGATGACGCCGGGAGCGTCGCGCTGGACGATCCGCTTCGCGATGATCTCAACGTCCGTCTCGGACAGCGCCCGCACCTCATAGGCCGCGTCCGGTATCTCGTTGCTGATCGAGACGTTCACCGGC